CCAAGATCTCAGTCATGGCGTCGCCTCGAGCGTCTTTTGGTACTCGGCGAAGAGCACTTTGCGAATCTGCTCGACCAGCTCGGGCGGTAGCTCCGGCTTCGTGAGGATCACCGGACGCTTGGTCTTACCCTTGACCCAACCATGATGGTGTCGCGCGTCGATGCCCTGGATCTCGAGAATCACGTGCTGCCCAAGCGCCGTCACTGTGAGCGTCTGATCGGCGTGTTGCAGCGGTCGTGCGCCGTCGTGCTTACGCGGTGCCCACGGCGTGCCGTACGGATCGGTGCCCGCGGCGATGGTTTTACGCAGGTACGCTTCGACGACCTTGGCGACCTCGGGCGCCGCGCGCAGTGCGAGCGTCTTGAGGTTGTCGACCTTGCCGATCAGCTCTTCGAGCTTTTGGGTCGCGACGGTCACAGGAATGTGCCCCCGCCGTTCTCGTCTTCTTCGCGCCCGCGGCGACGCTGCAGCGACGTCCAAACGTATGGGCCGGCTTCGCTGTACACGTGCGGCGACGCGTTGATGACGCCCGTCGCCCTGGTGTCTTGACGCAACGGAATGTCGAACCAACCGTTTTCACTGTCGGCGGCTTCTTTGATCTCGGTCAACGTCTGGTTGTATTGGTCTTGGTATACCCGCGCGTCTTCGTCGGTCGGCGAAAAGCCGCGACGCAGCCAGACACTCATCGTCACGAGCCGAGCAAGCCATGACTGCAACACGAGCGGGTACGGCGCCTTGAAGGGTGCGTCGTACCGCTTGCGCAAACGCGAGTCGATGAATGACGACTGCAACTCGAGTTGCCCGTCGATGAAGCCTGGGTACTGCTGGTCGACGCGCGCGATAAACTCCGTCGGAATCAACGTGTACAGCTGGAACTGTGCTTGCGTTAGATAGGCCATGGAGTCACCGCGCGCGTGTGCCGTGCCGTGTGCGTGTCAGGTCGCCTGCACTCGAAACAGGCCGTACGGATGGAGCGGCAGGAGCCCGTTACGGCCCTTGCACGTCCACTGGAGCTTGTCCGCTCGCTCGAGCTCGGCGTCGGTCATGCCCGAGTTGTAGCGAACGGCAAACGGTTGGCGGTTCGAGTAAATGAACGCGCCTTCCTCGCCCGTGAACTCGGTCGCGAGGTAGTACGTCGAGTCGCTGCCGCCCGCAAACGACGCGCTGAGCTCGTCGGCGGCGATCGGTTGCCCGATGCCCCACGACGCCGCCAACGGCTTGTTGTCGGCGGTACCGCCGCCGCTCACCGCTGCGCCCGGTAGGAACGCGCCCAAGACGAGTTGCACCGCGCGCCCGTACAGCGCGGGCGGCACGATCAACGCTTTGACCCGGAGCTTGCGCGGGTAGCCCGTCGGCGTCTTGAGCGATTTGATGTACGCGATCGCCTTGGTGAGGTTGATCGCCGCGGCGTCGAGTGTGGTCGCACCGCCGATCGGCAACGCGCCCGGGTACGAGCCCGAAGCGGCGCCCGTGAGGTCGTTGGCATAGACGCCGTCGAGGTTGTCGACGCCGTTGGTGAAGTGCCCCGTGCCGAAGTACGGCAACAGATCGTAGGTCGGCGGATTCAGCAGGATCGCATTCGCGAGCATTTGCTGCGGATGGTGCGCCGTGAGTTGGCCGATCTCGCCGATCCACTTGGTCGCCGACTGCACGCCGTTGCCGTCGAGATCCGAAAGCTCGGCTTCGGTGAGCTCCAAGCCCGACTGCGTGTACTCGTTTTCGACCGCCGTGTTGAGGTAGCGGATTTCGTCGAAGTCTTTGAATCCGCCTTTGTACCCGCGGTGCAACTTCGCCGACTCGAGAGAGAAGTACACGATCTCTTTGAGCGAGCGGCTCGTGCTCTGATACGTGCAGATCTGCCACCACGCTTCGTCGTTGAGCGACTTGTACTTCTGGTCGAAGAGCACACGCATGTTCGACTCGAGTGAGCCGAGGAATGCTGGATCGATAATCATATGATTTGCCTATGTCCCTTCGACTGTCAGATTGGCGAGTCGGCCACGACGGGCGCGGCGATGATGCGAGGCACGACGAGTACCTTCGCCGAGTTGGCTTCGACCACGTACCCGGCGGCTTGACCCGCGGCGGTCGTCACGGTTGACCCGTTTAGGTAGTTGGCAGTCGTGAACGCGAGCGATACGACGCCGCCCGTGTCATTGGTGAACCAGTACGCCTGCACCTCGGTAAACAACCGCACGCCGATCTTCTTTGTGCCGTCGCCGGTAAAGCCCTCGAGGAAATGCCCGACCGCGATGGTCGTCAACGACGGCGTGATGGTGAGCTTGCCGGTTGCCGGATCGCCGAATGCGACGTTGCCTTGCACGGCGACGTCGGCAGCTTTGAGCGCGAACGAATACTGACTGATCGCAACGTGGTTAATGAATCGTGGCATGACCTAACCTTTCGCCCCGTCTGCTGCCGACGGCAGCTTGTAGTCCTCGGGCACGCCGACGAACGTCGTGTTGCCGATACGCTTGTTGACGAGCTTCGCCGCGGGCGCGAGGCCCATGCGTGCATCGAGCTTGGCTTGCTGCTCGGGCGGCAACGTGCGCCCAGGCGTGCCGTGCGTCTTGCCTTGCGGCACCGCGACGGTTGTCACGACTGGCTTGAGCGGCATCGTCGCCTTCGGCACCGCTTTGATGATCGCTTTGATCTCGGCGAGCTCGAGCCGCTCGAAAGTCGCGACGAGCTCGGCGGGCAAGTCGGGCCGGGACGCGACGAGCTCGGTACGCTCGCGCGACGCTTGCGCCGCTTCGAGCTTGCGCAGCTTGCCTTGCGACTCGGCGAGCGCTTGTGTCACGGCGACGAACGCCGCCGAGGTCACACCGCGCGCAGCGGGCTTGTCTTTGTCTTTGTCTTTGTCTTCGTCTGCCGGCGGTTCGTCGGCTTCGGCTGTGGGCTCGTCGCCGTCGGGCTCTTCGGCGGGCGGAGCATCGTCCGCAGCGGCGGGCTCTTCTTTTTTGTCCATTGCGGACAACGCACCGCGCGCTTGCGCGGCAACCTCGGCATCGTCCGATTTTGATGCCTCTTCGAGCGCTGCTCGCGCTCGCTCCATTGCCGTCATAGCGATCTCTCCTGTAGCGATGCTTGCGAGCAACGCGCTTAGCGGCGCTTGCTCATCGGCGAGCCCGGCGACTATCGCCGCCTTGCCAGCGAACACTCTCGCGTCGAATGCGGCGACCGCTTCGACTGCCAACCCGCGGTGCGCCGCAACGTGCTCGAAGAGCGCGCTCGCCATCGCGTCGACGAGCTCCTGTTGCGCGCGTAGCTCATCGTCCGTAATCGGCTGACTCGGGTTGCCGTCCAACTTGCGCGCGCCCGATGCGATGACCGCGACCCGCACACCGTTGTTCGCAAGCCGCGCCGAAACATCCTCGCGCGCGAGCGCAACACCTATCGAGCCCGCAAAGGAAGTCGTGCCGATGTAGATGCGCTCGGCGACGCAGGCAAGCGCGTACGCGGCCGAGCACGCTTGCCCGTCGACGTAGGCGTACAGCGGCTTGCCAGCGAGCGCACACGCCGCCTCAATGGCCCGAGCACAGTCGATGCAACCCTGCGCGTCGCCGCCCGGCGAGTCGAGCTTGAGCACGATCGCCTTAGTCTCTTGCCGAGCACACGCGACGACGACCCGCCCGAGGATCGCGTCGAATGAATCGGTCCAGTAGTCGTCGTGCTGCGATATCGGTCCGCACACGTCGATGAGCTCAACGTCGCCAACGAGCTCGCTCGCGCGCGAAGCAGGCTCGGCAAAGAAGTCAAAGAACGCCTGCGGACGCACGGCGAGGATGCCGGTGCGCTCAAACTTCCGAAGCGGCTTGCTCGCGTCGTATTTCATGCGGCTTCCTGTACGGGCTCGGCTGCAGGCTCTGCGGGCGCAGCCTTCGGCGCCGGCAAAGGCTTGAGCACCTTGAGCAGACCCGCCGTCGGCACGCCGAGCTGCGCGCACAACTCGGCCACGTCGAGTTGCACGTTGTGCACGGCGAGCGCTTCAGTGAGCGTCTTGATCGCGCTCGCCGCTGCGACGAGCGAGTTGGCCGTTGCGTTGAGATCCTTCGGTGGGGTTGTGTCCCACTCCATCACAACCGAGCGCGTCAATAGCGCTTGCTCGCCGTGCTCGTAATAGACGTACGCCGGCAACACCTGCGTGTTGACCGTGTGTGAAAGGTCGTCGCCGGTCGACTGAATCAAGTCAGAGCGAATGGTCGAAAACAGCTCGGCTGAGACGAAGCCGCTTTTGCCTTCGGTCGTGACCGTCTGACCGGCGACGCAGATTTGAAACTCGCGGTCTTGGTCTTCGATGGTCTTCGAGTACGACTGCCATCCGATGCCGTTGCTCTCGAGCAGGCGGACCGTGTAACCGGGCTTGGTCGAGAAGACCGTGTTGATGCCCCACGCGGCGACGCGTTGGAACCAGCCTTGCGCTTGCTCTTCGGTCGCAGCCTGCGGTGCCTCGGCGACACGCGCGGCGTTCGCGAGCTTCTGTTCCCAGTTGTCCTTGAGAAGACTCGCTGTCTCCTTACGGATGTATGCGCGGGCGATCGCGCGCCAAAAGCCGTTCTGCCACGGACTGACGCGGCCACCTGGGCAATGAAGGATCCAGCGCCCGTCACCGGGTGTGATCGGCAACAAGCCCGCTACAGACTGATAGTACCAAGTGTTGTCGGACCACAGGTAGAACAGGAACTGCGGGTCTCGGCGCACGAGCACAGGCCACGCGCGTCCGGCGACGGGCACGAGCTCGGCCACGCCAACGCCGAGCATCAAGCCGTCGGCAGCGAGCAGCGCAAGCTCTTTAGGCGGACACATCTCATCGAAGATCGACCGCGACTCTGTGTTGCCGGTCGCATCCGCTGTGCTGCCGGGCTGCAGCTCGGCGCAGATCTCCGCGTCGCCACGAAAGCGCTTCGGCAAGCGCACGAGCCCGTCGGTGCGCGTCGACAAGACGCCCGAGTACACGCCGTCTTGCTTCGCCGCGACCATGAGCTGCGCCGCCGGCCCGATTTGCCCGAGGTCGGCGGCGTGTGTCGCACTCTCGATGTCCGCGAGATACAGCCGAGTCGGCGTACGCCCGGGCGGACCAAGCTGCCCACCGAGCGACTCGCGCGCTTGGATGACCTCGGGCGCATCAAGCGTGTTGGTCGCGCCAGCTGCCGGAGGGCGCGCGTACGCCGATCGCCCAAGCAAGGCATCGACGAAGCCCTTCAATCCGCTGGCCATGACCCGTACCGAGTACGCACGGCCTG